GTTGGTTCTTGCATGGTACTATCCCAATTCGCACCGTCGCGCTCATCAAAATAAACATAAGGACCAAGATGTGCAATAGCTTTGGAAAACAAATTGCTCAACTTGTTGTGGTTCAATCCACCAGCATAAATGAACCGCATTCGGATCCCACCAAATTCAAACGGTTCATATGAAAGTTCTTTCAATGCAGAGCCCATGGCCGCATATTCCTCAGGAAATTCGTATGCTGTAATTTCATTTCGATTGCCCTGAATCAGGCGGGCTTTCTTTGGAATTTTTGCTGTCACCTCAAACTTGACAAAACTCTTTGCTTTCGTTGTAGCCAATTTGTCCCACAATTTCGACTGATCAATCATCGCCAACTTGACGCATCGCTTGCCAACGCGCCACTGGTCTTCCAAATTATGCATCAGTGCAGCAGAAAAAAGTGCGCGTAGTTTGTTTTTGAGCACCCCAAGGAAAATATTCTTGAAAGAACGGGTGCAAAGATTACTAGGGGGGAGGAGATGCCTATTCGCTAATGCATTATGTGCATTGCCGACACAGTTGGCAAGTGCACAAGGGAGGCCAAAACTCACTCCTGTTGAACAGGGGCCCATAAGGCCCATTCCACCAAGCACAGAGCCAGATGCAGTGGCAGCAAAACAATGATCAAATTCCCCAAGAATGATCCGAGAGTAATACTGCCGGTCCGCCTCGCAATGGCAGCTGAGAGCAGCCAATGGGGTTGTGATACTGCAATGAACGTCCAACCTGCCAGCTGTGACAGCGCCAAGACATACGGCTGGCAAATAAATGCCCACCGCGAAACAGGCCCTTGTTGTGGCGGCTGGTGGTCGAGCGCTTGGGCGCTGAAGAAGTTTTTTGTCAGCATTTTTGCATGTTTCACTGTGTCGTAAACCAAGTTCACTGGTTTGTTCTCACGTAACAACACAGCACAGGCCTGCATCATTGATTTTGGTGCATCAGCAGCCATTGTCAACATGGCTGTAACACGGCCAACATTATCCGCGTCAACGTCCAAGTTATGCGTCCTGGTAGGTGTCAACTGTTGCGTCGGTTGCCGCTTGAACGCAACTGTTTGGACAAGCGTTTCCCCAGTCGACTTCAACTCATACGAGGAGCGCACATGGGTGGTTACCGTATACTCTGTCCAAGGTGGTGGTTGTTCAAGGTTGCGGCTACGCAGGATACTAGCGTTCTTCACAGCACTTGCAACAGTTGCTCCTCCAACGGCGGCCACGACCAAACCAACTTTGAGCACCAATGGGATTGTCAGGGTTAGTGCACCCAAGGTAGCAACTGCCCCAACCTTCATTGCAACACGCGAGTAATACTCAAGCATGCGTTTATCAAACTGGTGGTTATCTTCAATCTCTGAAGTGAGAGCACTCGAATGGAAACCACCATTGCGTATGATAGCACCAATGTCTTTGTGTTCGTACGTAGTCTCACCAGCACGTAATGGTGCCATGACAACCTGCTGAATGCCTGTGAACCATTCACGGCCCATAGCAATTCCACAACGGATGACGGAACCAAACTGCTTACCATCTTTCCACTCATACTCAGGTCGGTCGGTAGGGATGGTGAATCCAACTCTTGGAATATGCACAACAGCTTGCAACACGTTTGTGTACTTGAAGATGTTCCTGAAGTCTGCCTCGCGCAAATAATACGCGGCGTGAACAGCAACAGCCTGGATATTGTCATAGTGGCGCATGCAATCGCACTCACGGGCTGTGTGTCTACAATAATTGAGGCGATGTTTTATAACAACCCTCGTTTCACTGACACAATTCCAGCCAAGATACGAATTGTTCCTCAGATTCTTTTCTGCACGCAAATCATCCGCATTACCGGTGTTAGGCATCATTGCATGGACGAACACGTCGCGGTTACGCCGATCGCCCTTCAACATTATCAAACGTTCAACGCCAAACGAACCAGCACCAACATCCATGACAACACCTTTGCTGTCAGGGTTGCGATCCAAATGTTGTCGGACTGTCTTTGCTGCATTCAAATAGGTGAATGTGCTGGCCACAATGCGAGTAGCATTCATCTGCGGATGTGATGCACTCGTGACAAACTCAGGCTTGGACTCAGCGAATGGGAAACTCATTTTGATGCCATTCAACAATTGCTCCTGAACATCAAATTCTGGCAATTTGGACAAGTCGCCGGTCTTTTTATCTAACGCAACTTCTTCCCAATGTTCGAAAGGGAATTGTGGGACATGACCACGCAAGGCTTGTGTTTGTCCATAAAGTACGTTTGTCCTGAACCGCATTTGTTCCTGGAATACTTTCATCAACACGGGATCACTGCCATACAATGACATGAATCGGTCAACAGCCGGATCAGACCGGGATACAGCCGTGTTATGCTTCATCAGTGCTTTATCAGCGGGTAGGACTCCTACGTGGTGTTCAACAAGCACATCATAGCCTGCATCAATGTCCTTTGCGACAAGATTTTTCAATTGTGATACAACTGCAAGTTTGTGACTCTGAGGTACAAGTGATTCCCAGTCATCGACAGCATCAAACAATGCATCAGTGGTGTCTACTCGCGGGCCCATACCAAGGGCCTCCAATTCTTCAGCAATAGGTGGATCCTCCCAACGCTCGATATCTTCCTCAAGTTTTTCACGAGTTGGTAAGGGATCATTGGAACTAACAGCCTGCTCAGCAACAACAGAGGCGAGCTTGACCGTCTTGTTCTTCTTCTGTTGCTTCAAACCACATACCACCAAAAAATTGTAATACTTGTCCCGCTTCAACTTGTACTCTGCCTGAAAATCATCAATCTTTTTCTGCATGACGCGATGGTCCATGGAGTCCTTCACTGTCTCATCAGGACCCATGTCGACCAATTGCATTTGCAAGTTGTCCAGTGTATCCACCATGTGTCGTAAATGGTCTTCCATAGCTACTTTCCGCTCAACCCATTTTTTCGGTTTTCCATCATTTCCAACCTCCAAACTCATTTTGTCCTTAGCAAACGGATCTGACAAGTACGACCTGCCTGACATTTTGCTTTCAATCGAAT